ATAGTCCCCAAACTTCACTTTATTATTCCTTACAGGTAATGGGTGACGTTCAGGATAAGTCCAGTGCATATGCAGCACTTGATGAAGAGGATGTACAAGATTACTTGCAGGGGATTCTAAACAACGAACCCCAATGCGATTGTCAAGAATGAAGAACCCATATGAAAAGTTACTCAATAGAAAGAGAACATGGACACCAGTCCAAACAGCAGCTGGAAAACTTAAGCCAGGTGCAGAAGAAACCATCTACCGTGCTCTCGCAATACGCCACATGGAGCTACCAGTTGGCGAGTTCATTGCAGAATCACTTGAAAAAGAGGTTCCCGAATCTGCGAGAACACTCTTAGAGTCAAACGTCAAGGATGAGATCAAACATGATCTCGCCCTTGGCTACATAACCAACGCTATAGGCGTTGACGAGAAGGCAGAGAAAGAAGCTTTCTTACTTAGGGATGCGTGGGAAGCGCACCCTGACCACATGATCACCAAAGCTTTAGTTATAGAACGTGCTATCTTCTTTGTACTTTTGCCTTTTTTTAGGTTTAATGGCGATGCTGGTCTCCGAACGGTATCAGCTGATATTTCCAGAGACGAACAAATACACGTGGCCACTAATAGCCTTGTATGTCTCGATATGGGCTTATCTTGGAGTCAATCTCTGGATAAACTTAGGAAGGCCACGATTAACTGGATAATGGAGCCGTTAGGTAAGAATACTTATGGCGATAAATATTTAAGTAAAAAATTTTGGCTGGATTCTAGCGATAATCTTATGTATAACGGCAAAGCTCCTGAGCTAGTCGAAACAAAGTCAGCTCGGATGCCAGCGTTCTTTGAGCATAGCAATGTCAACCTCCCACAATATTCTTGAGCCGATCCTTGGACCTACTCTTGAATCAATCCTCCTAGAAATGGAGGAAAAATTTCCACCAGTCAACCCACATCCTAAAGAAGAAATAGGAGCAATCATGTATAAATCAGGACAACGCTCAGTCGTTGAATGGCTGCAAAATAGAATGGAGAATAACGATGTCTAATTATGGTTACTGGAATAACGAAAAGAAACAATTAGCAGGTGAGTTTTGGACGGCTGAAGATGATAGATACCATTTTAATAGAAAGTCTAAGCAAACAAAACTAGATTCATCAAGAGATTGGAAAACTAAATGGTATTCAGATCGTGGGTTTGCACATAATCTAAAGTATGGATTAAACATGTCCAAGGATGGACGTTACTTTACAGGTGAATCTAGGTATGCTAAAGGTACTGAAGGTTCAACTAAGAAAGGTAGAAGGAAAACAAATTGGTATGGGAAGTATTTTGAAATATTAGATTTCGATGCTTATGGTAGGGATGGTGTTTATGCATCTGCTCTACAGAAAAGACATGGCAGACGTAATTTTAAAACTCTTCAAGATATCTATGATGCTGAAGATGTTATGTCTGGAAAATGGCAACCGGCACCACCACCTCCTCCTCCAAAGCCACCAGCACCACCAAAGAAAGAGGTGTTTAAGGATGTACTAGGTAATCCAGTTAATCAAGAACCTACTAGACCTGCTGGATCTGAGCTAGCAGAACTAGCTAAGAAACAAGGTACCTGGAGAGAGAGGTCATTTGCTCCAACTACCAACCCGCAACTAAGTTATGAGGATTTTGCTGGTTGGATGAATCAGTACAACACTGCTAATCCACAACCTAAGCAAATAGGTTATAACGATTTCTCTGGTTGGATGCAGCAATACAACACTGCTAATCCAGTAGCACCACCACCTCCTCCTAAAGATACCTTTGGTGATTTCATGGGTTACATGAAGCAATACAACATGATGAGTGGACCACAACAACAGGCTCCACAGTTTGGTTATGGAGTAGGTGGTACAGCATCAGGAGGTGTTCAGGCAGCAAATCCATATCAAAACTTTTCTAACTACATGCAGCAATTCCAAGCAATTAATCCATCAGATGATGATCCATCCGTAACAAGTTCATTATTAAATATATAAATGACAGCAAAAACTAGGTATGACTATTTATCAGGCGAGCGTACCCAGTTCTTAGATGAAGCCGAACAAGCATCAGAATTAACTCTTCCATATTTAGTCTCAGGTGCAAACGAAACAACGATTGGTATGTCTCGTAGACCTACTCCCTGGCAATCAGTAGGAGCTAAAGGTGCAGTGACATTAGCAGCAAAATTAATGCAAGCTATGCTCCCTGTTCAAACTAGTTTCTTCAAGCTACAAGTAGACGAGAGCCAACTTGGACAAGAGTTTGGACCACAGATTAAATCAGAACTAGACTTATCATTTGCAAAGATTGAACGTACGATCTTAGAGGCTATTGCAGCTTCTAATGATCGTGTTGTTGTGCATGAAGCATTACTACATTTAGTTGTAGCAGGTAATGCTTTAGTCTTTATGGGTAAGGATGGTCTGAAGTTATTCCCGCTTAACAGGTTCGTCGTAGAACGAGATGGTAACGGCAATGTGATTGAAATAGTCACGAAAGAAACAATTGCTAAAAAGTTAATAGAGGATCAATTACCAGCTGACATCCTTAATACTTATGACACTGTAGTTGATTCAGATAAAGAGAATAATGACGAGTGCGATATTTATACACACGTCATCCGTGACAACAACAGATACGTCTGGCATCAGGAAGTCCACGGAAAAGTATTAGAAAAATCCTACGGGAAATCCCCTGTTGATGTAACACCATGGATTGCTCTCAGGTTCAACACTGTTGATGGAGAGAATTATGGTAGGGGTAGAGTCGGTCAATTCTTAGGCGACTTGAAATCATTAGAAGCACTGTCTCAAGCCTTAGTGGAAGGGTCAGCTGCTGCAGCTAAAGTTGTGTTCACAGTATCACCTAGCTCTACGACTAAACCTAGTACCCTTGCTAACGCAGGGAACGGCGCAATCGTGCAAGGTAGACCTGATGACATAGGAGTCGTACAGGTGGGTAAGACCGCTGACTTCAGAACAGCATTTGAAATGATGCAAACATTAGAACGCAGACTTAATGAAGCGTTCTTGGTTATGCAAGTCAGACAAAGTGAACGCACAACAGCTGAAGAGGTACGCCTCACACAGATGGAACTAGAGCAACAGTTAGGAGGTTTATTCTCATTACTAACAACAGAGTTCTTACTTCCATATCTAAATAGAATACTCAATCAATTTCAAAAGACTGGAAAGATACCTCGCTTACCTAAAGATATAGTCAAGCCTACTATCGTTGCTGGTGTTAATGCACTAGGACGTGGACAAGACCGTGAAAGCTTAGGACAATTCTTAACTGTTGTGTCTCAAACTATGGGACCAGAGGCAGTACAGAAGTTTATTAATCCAGAGGAAGTGATTAAACGATTAGCAGCTGCATCAGGAATTGATGTATTAAATCTTGTGACCTCAATGGAGGAGATACAACAACAAGAACAAGCTGCACAACAAATGGCTATGCAACAACAACAAGCAGAACAACAAACTGCAATGATGAAGACTCCAATGATGGACCCATCTAAGAATCCTGCATTAGCTGAACAAATGGAACCACCACCTGAACAAGCATGAGCGAAACACAAACATACACATATGATGCTGAGGCAGAAACTTTAACTACAGAAGAGAACTTAAGTGAAGAAGAGCAAGAGTCTCTGAAAGTTGGTGAAGAGATGCAAGCCAATGAAGAAAGTTTATTAGCTGGTAAATATAAGAATGCAGAAGACTTAGAGAAAGCTTACTTAGAACTCCAAGGAAAATTAGGCGAAAAATCTGAAGAGGTTTCAGAGGAACCAGAAACTGAAGAGGAACCTACAGAAGAAGAGCCGGATGATAATTCAAATCTATTGGAGGAAGTCTGGACTAAATCTCTTGATAACAATTTAGATAAAGAGACTTATGAAAAGCTAGAGAAGATGAGTTCTATTGATGTTGCTAAGTTAGCAATGGAACAGCGCAAAGCTTTATCTGAGAATGAACCTCAAGAGTTTACTGATAAAGATGTAGAGCAGATTCATGGATTAGTTGGAGGTCAAGAGAACTACAACAACATGATGAGTTGGGCTAAACAGAATGTATCTAATCAAGAGATTGATATGTTTGATTCAGTAATGGATCTAGGTAATACAACTGCTGCTTACTTTGCTGTACAAGCTTTAGCTTTAAAGTATCAAGATCAATCAGGAAGAGACGGACAATTCATCACAGGTAAAGCACCTAAAGCAACTAGTGATGTATTTAAGAGTCAGGCTGAGATGATTAAAGCTATGGAAGATGAGAGATATAACGATGACCCTGCATATCGTCAGGCAATTATGGAGAAACTAGAACGATCAAACATTAATTTCTAACTATGCCATACGGACCAGGAACATACGGAACTAAAAAAGGTAGACCACCTAAGAAAGGTACTAAGAAGAAGTAGGTAGTCACGGCGACCTGACAGTTCATCATCGCCTATCACCTACTTACTAATTCAATGACTGTAATTACTGAATACGGTAAACAAAACATTTTCGCAAACGAAACACCTCCACGACTTATGCATAAAGAAGAAGCCAACGTACTATTTCACGACGCTGAAGAGCTTAATGGGAGAGTAGCAATGCTCGGTATTATCGCTGCTCTTGGAGCATACGTAACCACTGGACAAATTATTCCAGGTATTTTTTAAACACTTTTATAAATGACTACAGCCACATTAACCAAACCATTTGACAACTGGCAGCGTTTTTGTGACTGGGTTACTAGCACCAACAACCGTCTCTACTTGGGATGGTTTGGTGTGCTTATGATCCCTGCACTATTAACCGCTGCAACAGCATTTATCATAGCTTTCATAGCTGCACCACCAGT